CCCGGTAGATCCTGACGCTTGAGACTCTGAAGTGCATCCACACCTCCATTGTCCATCATCTTTTGAATTAAGTATCTTTCTGTCGTAACACCTTTAAATGCACCTCTGTATACAGTAAACAAGCCATACAATATATGCCACGGCGAGTAACCTTCATAAGTGCGATCATGTTCCGGATGTAGAACATTAATCAATATGAGTTCAAGAGGATAATATTCAGTACCATCTGGAAGCCACCATCTCTTCAAGAAGAAAGGTGCTTGGTTCCTACTATAATCCCACTTGCACTTATCGGCTTTCATCTTCATCCCAAACATAGTATCAACATATACTTCGAAACTCTTCAGATCAATAGGATGTAACGTCATAAACGTTATGTCGTCTCCTAAGATCTTGACGGCTAGGTCCTTATGCTTATCGAATAAGGCTGAACCCCTCCAGAATCCAAGTTCCTCAAATACGTAGTCGATCTTTGCTATCAGATTACGAGAGCCAGGTCCTCTCAGGTCGCTTCTTTTCCGGCAACGACTACTCATAAATGCCACGAACATAAAGAAGTTACACAGAGAATCCACCAGTGCAGTGAATCTGCTACCTGATGGAACACCACGATGCTTTTGCACTAACTCACCTGTAGGTAATACAATTCTAGTATGAATGAAGTTTTGTGCAATCCACGACAGTTCCTTTTTTGCCTCAGGGTCATTTGGAAAGAATTCTTTGATATAATCAAAGGCCATTGAAATAACCCAGGCTGGTACTGATTGGTCATAGCTTGAATAGTCTAACGCATACCACTGTGGGAAGCGGAGTCGTTTTGTCCTACTAGAGAATAGCTCCCTAATGTCCTCCATGATTGTCCCGCCAAAATTATACCATGATTTCATCATATACTCTTGTACGGGCACCGCATATTGCGCTTCAACTAAAACAGTGCCACCGTCGATCACCCAGACTAGTCTATCCTTTTGCTTAACTTTTCCAGTTGGAACATAGTAAGTTTCAGGTACTACGGGATCTTTTACGGCTGACCAAACCTTCCCATCACTAGATACATAGAACTTTGTCGGATCACTCGTTCCTTCGGCATAACCACTTATCTGACATCTATGGCCAGAAGTTGCAGGAATCCAGATGGAACTAAGATCTTTAGGATCTGTTTCTCTAATGCGAGCCTTAATCTCCAGACTCTTTTCAATCATCTCGGTGGAAAATTCGGCTTTTGAGCCTTGGCCCAATGCACCGACACCAGTTGATAAATCTTCGAATACCATGTGTAAGTCCATGCCTCTTGATATCCTGACTTTCCTCAAAGCACGGGGTGGGCATACTATACGAAGAATTTTGTTCGCCACACGCATATCCATATCATGACGCCGATCTTGTCTCGAGGTAGTGACAACGAAACCTTCCCATTGTTCAATGATTTTGGATGTGTGGTAGAACTGTTTGTTGACTTGGTTCTCTAGCTTCCGACAAAAAGCTTTCAAACCTTTCACAAACTCCGGATACGATGTCATCATCTCTTTAACAGCGTCTAAAAGCGCGCCATCAAATTTGTTGACCCCATCGTATTCTTGGACCTTAAAGTTACGGTTTACTAGTTCAACTAGCTGCTCCTGGGAAAGACAGGAACCCGATAGTTGCTTCTTTAGAAGCAGTCTTTTGGCAGCATTCATTTACTAGCCCTCCTAAATTAAAGTTAAAAATTCGCTTTTGAACCCATTTACAACCGTCAGGATGCAAAATTCGTCATAGTGCTTGACTACAAATGCAATGGAAGTTAAATGTTAG